ACTTCCATGACACATTAGAGGCAGTTCTAGTTTCCGATATTCCATACTCCAATGAAACAGTATGTGCGTTATCACCAACAGTATCAGCCAAAAGATTGAAAACGTTACCTGGCACACTAGAAAAAGGAATTTTATAGTGTGTTCCTTTTACGGCTTCTTTTTCCATAGTTTTTAAACTTGAAGTTTCCATTGTATATATAATTTTTGACATATATTTAGATACAAAAGCATCAGAGTTATGTGCAGAACCGGATGCAACTTTTGTTAAAGAAATATAATTAACTGATAACTTGTCATCAACTGTCTTAATATCATTTTTATTTTTCGTACTATCCGCAATAGCGATATTTGAGTTAACCTGAGCATCGCCAGCCAATGTGTAAGCATTATTTGCCAGCGTCTTAGCGGCGGTAGCTTCCGTTTTTGCTTCACCCGATGCAGTTAGCGCATTATTAGCAGTCGTTACGGCGCCCTCGGCAGTTGTCAATGCTTCATTCGCCATTGTAACACCTGATTCAGCAACCCCATCAATAGTCTTGATAGAGTTGTCAATCTTCGTCATTGCACCGTTCCAATCTCCCAGCCACGACGGTTTATCAGTGTCAATAAAAATCGGTAATTCATAATTTAATGTCTTATTTGTTGCGCTCATATAATATCCTCCTATTACCTTGTATGTACAAGGTTCTTTCCTTGAAAATCATAGTTGTATGCGCTAATCATTAAAGCATCATAAGCCTGTGCCGTAATCATAATAGCGTCATATTCAGTTGCGGTCAATCCGTTCTCTTTGTGGAAGCTTGTCAACATGTTCATCCAGTCATAAGTGCTAAACCATTCACCCGTAAATGGCGATATCCATGCAAACCTTTCCTTTGAGTAGAAGTCATAAAACACTGCTGTCATGTTTAACTCTTCATACTCTTTTGCCGTCCAGTTTCTAGCTTCATACTCTAAGCAATCCAATCCAAAATATCTGTAATAATTATTCATAGAATCCAATGCTTCTTGAATAGGCTGAATCTTTCCAGTAACCGGATTCCTTACATAGACACTGGTAATCTCTGGTATCATATCGATAACCTTCTGTATCTCGGCATCCACATAAGCTCTTGTACTCGCTTCGCTGTTGCGAATCATTTCTCGCATTAACTGCAACTGGCCATTGATTTCTCCTTGAAACTTGTCAAGCAATGCCTGTATATCCTGCATAGCTTTTGCAATCTGCGCATCAAGTTTCACCTGATAATCTGCGAATTGTTTCTGAATCATTTTCTCAAACGCATCCAGCCTAATATTCAGCGCCGTAATCGTCTGATTAATCTCGTTCCTGAACGCCTGAAACTGTGCTTCGAATTTCTTTTCAGCACCATCAATCATTGCCTGAACTTCTGAAACAAGTCCGTCTACCTTAACCCTAACTTCCTGTACTTCCGTAATCACCCAGTCAAGGTTGAGATTGTGATAATCAGGATAGGGAAATTGTTCCCATAATCCCATTCTTTCACCTCCTTATGTGTAAACCATCAAGCAGAATCTATCAACAAAGGAATCTGTAATAACCTTGTACATATTAAATGTAACCGTCTCCCTTTCCTGCTGTATCATCTGCTGTGTGGTAGTAACACCGATGTTACCAAAAGCTCTTCCAGTTCTCAGATTATCTCTCTTCCTATCTAAGCTTTCAGTATCTTTTTTGTCAATGGACACTGTACCCGTATTAGTAGAATCTCTCGTTCCATCAACAATTACATTATTGGATGTCATGGTGTCAGGAGTTTCAATTGTTTCTTCACTAGGAGTAAATGTTACCTCATTGTATCCCGACACATTCAACTCGGTTTTCATAGTTCCTGTAGTTGTAACATCACCATTCGAATCCGTTCTAGACGTCTCGCCAGTCTTCAAATTACGGGTTTCAGTTTCCGTACTAGCCGCAGTCCTTCCATCCAACATTTTCTCATTCTCTGTCCACTCTTCCGTTCTGTCATAGTTGTAAATTGGATTGTATTCCAGAACAGTTGTGTCATAGAGTTTCTGCCAGATACTCTGATTCATAAACGACCAACGTCCAATCATAAATTTCATGAAATTAGGGTCCGGGTAATAGGCTTCAAGCGACGCCGCTTCATATAAAATACTATCTATCAGTACATCCTTATTCATATCTCCCGGCAACTCCAACTCGTCAAACAGAGTCGGGTCCCTTTGGTACAGCCCCAATATTGACAGCGACGCTCTCATCCATGTTACCCCCTTTCGTCAAGTCGAATCTCCATTCCACATTCAGCTCTTCTTTAGTAAAGCCAAACATGTTCCTAGCTTCTTCAAATCTTGCCTGTAATTCTTCCAGCCAAAGCTCGCATTTACTCAGAGTCTCCACGTTGTTACTCAGTACTTCACTGGTAATCATTCTCTCCTTCTTGTCAGTATTCGTGTTAGGAATACCAATCTCCGTGTCGAACATTGCCTTAATCTTTTTCATATCGCTCAGTATATCGCTGGCAATATAGTTGTTCTTCACATTCCGGTCAAACATTTCCCATGCAAGGTTCCCTGATTCATCCCTAAATTTCTTATCTACTACCACACAAGGTTCTCCTGCTCCTACCTGGTCATATATCTTTTTAACCTCTTCGCCTTCTTTTCCACCTTGTGCAAAGAACACATAAGAAAGCTTTGAGTTTACAAGGTTAACAGCGACACTTTCAGAACACAGAGCCATCATTTCCGCATAGTATGAAACGATGTCCATAATTCCGCCATAGTCAGGTTGTAATTTAATCAGTGTACAGTCCTTACCAATCTTAGGATAATAAGTCTCTCTGAACAACGGATTCGTAATGATACAATGCGTCGGTCTGTAGAAAACATCATATCCATAAAGACCGCACTGCTGGGGAATTATCCCGAACTTGTCCGTGTTAAAGATTGCAAAATACCCCCACAAATAAAGCACATATAATACATAATCCTTCGCCCATGTTTTAGGGAAAGTGAATTTGAAAGGAGACATAGCTTCTTGCAATAGATATCTTTGGAACTGCCTGTAAAGCCCAGTATTGTGAACCTTCATTGTGCTAGGGCTAACCATCGATTCCTTTGCATTTATGTGGTCATAAAACATAGGTGCTTGCATCTGTTTACCTCCTTTCTTTTAATTTAAAATACATCCATATTTCAAGATGTCCATATGGTCCCGGAGGGTCTGGAGGGTCTGGAGGAATTTCTCCACTTAACACTTGAAACCAATACCTTCCATTTTCAGCTCTTTCCGATTCCGTAGCTCCCGGGTCTGCTGGCCTTTCATAATTATACAACCATGCTTTAGCCAGTGTTCCGGGGTCGCTCGTGCTTTTCTTAAACTCTGCAAAACTCATCGGATAGGCACCTGTAGGATAATAATCTGCATAAGAATCTACAAACAATATCTGTGCATTTCCATCTGCTATATTTCCTACTTTATCTGAAAAGTTTGGCCCATATCCGGGCATTGCTTTAGCTCTAGAATCATTTATGTATTTCCCACCCGGTGTGAACTGGACCAGTCCATATCCTTTGTTCGTCCATGGAGAGCCTGTAGAGACTCCTATCTTATCACTCTGCCATCTCCACGGATTGTATCCGCTCTCCGCTCCCATGTTTCCCAGCACTCCGCATATTGCGTTAAGTGTCCAGCCTTTATTGTATAAAACTGCGTATATCATGTTCGCATTATCGATTGCTTCTATAGAAGTTCTTGAGTATCCTCCGGTCTTCTTAGCGTGCCAACTAGCCGTAATAAAATCCCCCTTCCATGTACTCCTTGATTCTTTCATTCTCCGTCTGTGTAGAAGCTGTTTTAACGTCTGCATCCATGCACATAATATACCCCGGTATTGTATTGATAACTCTTGCTTCACAAAGCGGTCTACCCAACTTCTCGTTATACTCCTGAACCAGATTAAAGAACTGGCAATATAACTGCGGAGCCGTGATAAAGTTAGATGTATTACCATTTCCACCTGATGTCCTTAACTGCGGAGCGGCGGCTTTCAAAGTACTGTCAATTCCAGAAGCAAAGTTGGATATTGCTCCTCCAATGTTTCCAGTTACTGCACTCTGCACCACGTCCCCAACGGAAGCAATGGCGGTAGCCGTGGTTCCTATGTAATCTCTGGCAATCTGCGCAAGCTGAATCGGAACTGAACACATTCCCTCAACCGATTCAATAATTGGGCTGTTTCCATCTGGAAACTGCGGAGCAATGTTGAGTCTTCCTGTTCCACTTATGTAGTCAATCAGCACTGTGTAATTCAAGATGCTTGTCCCTGAAAGCTTCGTTGTATCTAGAGGAAAAGAACCAAACGGAGTGAAGTTTAATGTGTATCTGCTGTACGGAGAAAGGTTAAGGTATTCTCCCCTTGTTGCGGCTTGTGGATGCTTCGGAATATTAATCGAACCGCTGAACGATGTAGCCGTCGCTTTTAACTTCCTGCATTTAACAGTAATGCTCCACCAACCGAAGTTGATACTTGCAACTGCCGGAGCTTCTGTAAGCGGTATTACTCTAGGAAACCACAATGCGCTAACAACATATTGATAGGGGTTATATAGAGCTTTTAAAAGCTCTGTTGATATTTCCTCTGTAGGAACATTTAACCAGTCTGCACTCGCCATCAGAGCCTTGTTAAAGGCATTCATTTCTGACTGCGTAAACGCGTAATAGTTTACCGCTCCCAACGTGTTATTCGCGTCACCTATTATACCTACCACATAGTAACCATCCTCCAAATGAATCTTCCATGGAAGTTCTACAGCTACACGTTGATGCGTGATGTCACTTGTGGTAGGATAAATAGTATCAAGTATTTTGCCGTTTGATGCAAGAGAACTGCGTAACACATACTGAGTTGAAACGCCAATCTGCGCCTTGTATGTGGCAAGAACATCTACATCCAAACTGGCAACCCAAAGGCCGCGTTCCCATGTCCATTCACGGACGAAATAATATCTTTCAAAATCCGGGATATAGGCATAGTTGTAGGCAGAGACATTAAAGGACATATCAAGTTTCAGAGCGATAGTAGGATTAATTACTCCGCTTGTATCTTTCAGTACACAATCAAAGCTTGTCCCGGCTCCTGCTGGCTGTTCCGTTGAGTTAGCATATTTGCTAAACGTATACATATTCACTGATATGCCCATTTAAATACCTCCTTAATCGAGTAAAAGTACTAATCCGTTTTCTGTAAAGTCATTCCAGAAACGGTCTGTAAAGTGGAAGAATACGTTAGAATATCCACCCTTTGCGTTGAATGGTGTAGTAGCTGACCATTGGTTCATTACCGTGTATCCGAGTGCTTCTTCATCGAAGATTACACCGAAGATGTCATCCTGTTCCAGCGCAGCTTCTGGCGTTGTAATTGTTCCATCAGCCTGTAAATAAGACGGCTTCACATTAATCTTAGATGGACTCTGTATGGACTGCCAATAGTTCACAGTTTCATTGTAGGCCATCTTAAGGAAATTATAGTTGTATGTATTTGCCAGAGACATAGACTCGATATTGAATCTTGCAGGAGCATATAAATAAACTCTCTGTCTCTGTAACGGTGTATGACGGTTAATTGTCTTGCCAGTGATGTTAGTATGGAAAAGCTGGCTTCTCTCTGTCATAAGCTCTGTCAGGGTAGCGATACGACTATAAACCCAGTCAATGAATGGCTTGTAATTAGCCGGCTGATATACATTTTCCTTCGTAAGAGCAAGCCCTGTAAGCGCGTTATACTCTGTCAGAAGATGGATACAACTGTCTGCGTCACCTTTAACTTTACCTCCGATGTAGTTTGCCACGGTAGCTCTTGCAAGATTCTCATGGGCCTGTTCAATCATGTCGGTGCAGTTTCCTGTCACCATGCTTAAGAATCTGGCGAACTCATCAGGTCCGGAGAATGCACAGTCGAGCTGGTCTTTGAAGATTGTGTAGCTTCTTTCATACACGTTTGCGCCGTAAAAGTTTGTCTGTAAAATGTTAGGTTTGTTAACCTTGTACATGTCAACTGATTCGCCATCAACAAGCTCAAATCGCACATCATTTTCCCAATCCTTGTCGGAAATATTAAGCTTTCTTGTGATGTTTCCCCATTTCTGGTTATCTACCTGAATACCACCAAACTTTCTGTAGTATGGCCTGGTAGAAAAAATAGTTCTTGATAACACCTGTGAGATTGATTGTAATAACGGGTCATATCCAGTTTTAAGTGCCGTCTGAGCTACCGAAATAAACTCAGAAGTGTTAGTAATTGCTAATGGATTCTTTCCTGTTGCCTGTGCAACAATACTGTTTAATACTGTTGACAACTGGTTAAAACTTAAATCGTTTGCGGCCATGTTTACCTCCTTATTTATTGTTTACAATTGTTGGCGGATTAATAATACTTGCCAGTATATCCTCCGGCGTTTCTGGCTGAGTAATCGGCAACTGGCTATTGATAATTGCGTTTGTCTGCACCGCCGTTGTAAGCGCCTTTAACTGTTCCATGATAGGGTCAACTGGAACTGGTGCTGGTGCTGGTGCTGGTGCTGGTGCTGGAACTGGTGCTGGTGCTGGAACTGGTGCTGGTGCTGGTGCTGTCGTCGCCATTGTGGCAATCTGCTGAGCCGTGAATCCGGCGTTCGCAAGAGCGATAATGTCTTTAATATCCATGTTTACCTCCTTTAATAATCTGGCCTAAATACGGCATATAATTTTGCTTTCTCATAGTAAAGTCTGCAAATCTTGTCCTTCTGGTTTCCACCTTCTGACAATATCTGATTACTGCTTGTTGTTTCTGCGGCAACGCTGACATGTTTTGAAGAATCAGCCTTCATTGTGTCTCCGTCCAACAGATAAAACAGGATGTCTCCCTGTTCAATTTTTGTCGGGATATTTCCTGCTTTCTTACTGAAAAATTTACCTTTTCCACTTTTTGAACATGCATTCATCATGTGATATACATTTTCATTTTTACCGCCTATCTGGTCTAAAATCCCCATGCTTGCGGCCGCCCATGAAACTGTAGTTGCACACCATGAAGCTTTGACGTAAGAGCCGTAATACCATGTCTGTATCATTCCGACTACATCGTCCCATTCTTTTGCTCCGTGTTTACCTGCAATGATGTCATACAGTGTGACTTTCTTTGCTGGCTTGTCCTCTGATATGGGACCATAAACTTTGCCATTAACTCTTATTTCTGGCGCTTCTTCAACGTCTTCGAACATAATTTTCAATCCTCTTCCTCCTTATTCTGTAAGAGAATGTTCAGTTTTTCAACTGCCGTTGTGAGCTTTCCAATTGCCTGTGTCTGCGCTTCAGACTTAACAAACATGAAGTACATCAGCACTGCCAGTGTTCCTCCATTCGCAAGCAATTGTGTCATTTCGGTTAATGTCATATACCCTCGCTTTCTGCCCCAATTGAGTAGTGAGGACTAGCTTTCCTATCGCCGCCGCGATGTGTCAACCCTTCCGGGGCTTGCGTCTGACCACTAGTCCTCTATATAAATATACCATTTTCTGGAAAATTTGTCAAGTAATATTTTCAGAAAACTTTATTCGAAATATTTGTTAAACAGAATTTCACATAAATATTCTTCAAATTCGATATTATTCTTCATGTAGGAAGACCATAACCAGAAGAACTTTTTCTTGAATCTTGACCTGTCTATGTCTCCCGAGCCGAACTGCGGACAGGTTCCTGAAAGGTGGGTAGAGACATATAAAAGAGACTTGCTTTTGTGCTTGTAAATGGTTATCTCTCCTACCGTTACTATGGCTCTGTATTCAAGAAGATTTCTACTTTTTATTCTGCCGATTTCATCTGACACAAACTCATTCGACAATGCCATTCGATTGAACTCGTCACTTCCTCCAAGCTTGTATAAAGCTGTGTCAGCTTTCTTCTCTGAGATATCGCTGTCACGTAAAACAAAGAGTCCTATTCCGCGTTCTTTCATGATAGAATACTCTTGTTTCCGTCTTCGCATTTCTTCTGCTTTCTTGACTAAACCTAGTTCAAGAAATATGGCATTTGTCATGGTGTTAGAGTTTGCTAAACAGATGCATTGCACTGGTTTATATCCGTCCAATTCTCTGTTTCTGTTGATTGTTTCATAAGCATTCTTAAAGGCTTTTCCCTCTTCCTTTATTGGCCGTTCATGACTCTCTGGAATGAACTCATCGTATAGAAGAATTTCATAATCACTCGCGTCAAATCCTCTCATATTTGCAATGGTTGATAAGGCTAAAATGATTGCTTTTGGCTCTCCTTCTGGTTTCATTTTACCATTGATGTTTTGCATTTCATAGAATCCGCTGGTCATTTTATTTATCTTTGCGCATCCAATATTCCAGCCTTTGTCAGAGTTTAATTTCTTGTATGGATTGTATTCAGGAGTGCTAATCATATCAGCTTGCATCTGTGTTCGACGCATGAACACGAACTTATATCTATCCTCTTCCATTACCTGTAATGCACCATACGTTTTTCCTGTTCCTCTTCCTCCGACAATAAAATTGAATGGGAGTCCTAGCTCAATGATTCCTCTTATATTTACATATCCGTTGTCAAGATATAGATTCATGTTTCCTCCTTTTCTATAAAAGAAAAAGAGCCTTGCGGCTCTTAATCTTTATTATGCTTCTTCCTGCTTGTCCGCTCTTGCCGCTTCAAGTTCTGCTGAGAGTGCATTAATAATTTCTGCGGCTCCTTTTAACTTCTCGTCAACTGTTTCTCCTGCAAGCATTTTTGCAACAACTGCCTGATTTAATTTGTTCTGTGCCTTGTCAAATACTGCCTGTTCTTTCTTTGTCATAATGATTATCTCCTTTTCTGATATGGTTTTTTGTTTGCTGGTTTACTTGTTTCTGAATCTTTGTCTTTCTTGCTTTCTGCAAACTCAATGGAATCTGCCACAACGTCTGTTGTGAATACGGTGTATCCGTCTTTGTGTTCATACTTGCCTGTAACAATATGGCCTTCAAGGATAACTTTTGTTCCCTTGAACAGGTAACTTTCGGCAAACTCTCCTTTTTTTCCGAATGCTACACAGCGAATGAAATCTGCTTCTTCATCGTTCCATCGTGGAACAGCCAGTGTGAAATTGGCAATTGCCATTGGTTCACTACCTGCACTATATCTGATTTCCGGGTCGCGTGTTAACCTTCCTACAATAATTGCTTTGTTCATTTTGCCCTCTCTTTCTTTGCATCAACTATATTACCAGTACACTACTATTATAAATGATATGTATCTATTTTGTCAAGCACTTTTATGCGATTCTTGATTCGTCCAAAAGCCTTCGATAATCGGCTGCCACTCCCAGCGTGTAGGTGGAATCTTTCAGTACAACGTTTGAGGTGATGGCAACTAACTTTCCGTCAATCACATAGGATGTTATTTCTGGTTCGTCGTTGTAGACTGACTCTGTTCCTCCGGCGTCGGAGAATATGAATCCTTCCTTGAAATTGTCTATGGTTCCTAATTCGATGGAGCCTTTTTTCTTGTTTACTCCTGCTATTGTGACCGTTAAACGTCCGTTCTTTACATAGGCATACTTCTTTGCCCCTAGTGTTTTAAAGTATTCATAGGTGCCTTCTGATTCGTACACGCCCATGTAGTGAACGTTTCCGTGCGGGTCTTCTGCGTATGCGCCAGACTCTAAGCTATCGGCAATACGAAGCTCATTGTAGGCTGTCCAGTCGGCTTGTCCGATGTATTTTAAGCTAT